CACCGCGATCCAATTGAGGCGCAGCCGGGCCGCATAGGCCTGGTGGGACTCACCCCGTTCCCTCAGCCATCGCGCAAATGTCGTTTCCATGATCGTCGATCTATCAGGTTTTCCACGATGCATCAAATTATTTTGTTGACGGGGTGCGGGCGGCGGTATATTCCACGTTGCGACGCAAATGGAGGATAGGTGAGATGTGGCGATCGTGGAGTTTGAGGATGGACATTGCGGGGCCGATGCGCCGGTGCTGGCAGGTCCGCCCCTCCCGTGTCTCGCCGCGCTGCTGGCGCTGGCTGACCGGCGGCTACGGCCCGCCGTGGCAGCAGGAGGAAGGGCCATGAGCGCCCTCGACGACATCCGGGCCGAGATCGTGGCGCGCCGCGACCAAGCGCTACGCATGATAGAACTCGCGAAGGCCGGGTTGGCCGATGCGGATCTTGAGCTTCTGGCCCACGATCGCGCCGTTGCCCTCTTCGACGCCCCACCCAAGCCCGAGCGCGCCAAACGCCGCGACATCGCGGAGCTGGTGCTCGCCGCCCTGACCGACGAGTGGCAGACGATCGCGCAGCTTGCCAAGGCGACGGGGTGCGCTCCGAGCCGAGTCGAACCGGCGCTGAAGCGGATCAAGCACGACGGGATGATGGACGGCAAGACGCTGATGCTGCGTCGTGGCGATCGTCAGGCGCCACTATGAACGCCATCTGTGTGGCCGCTGGGCTGACCTGGGCGCTCGTCTGGCACGCGCCTCCGGGGGCGGGGGTACATGAGGGGCGGCATCCGGCTTCATCGTTTGGGGCTTGGTGCTTTTCGGTAGAAACACAGTGTGCTCAGGCCGCCGGCATCGCCAATGAGGCATTCCTCCTCGCTGGTGCACCTAAAGAGCAATACCGTGCCGAGTGCGTGGAGCAGCCAGCGAGGAAAGAGCCATGAACGCGCTTGGTCTGTCCGACGCCCAGCGAGCCGAGCGGACGCGGCGGCTGCACGCCGGCGACGCGCAAGCCATCATGGCCGGCGACTACCGGCGCGTGTTCCGTCGCATCAAGGGCCTCGATCCCGAGGATGATCTGTCGGGCGAGTTCCGCGTCCAGCTCGGCAGCTACACCGAGCCGTTCAACCTCGCGTGGACGATGCAGCAGACTGGCCGGAACGTTGATTATTATAGCGATAACAAGCTGAACCGTGAAATATGGATGACGCTGACTGGCTTATACTCGTACGCTGAGCTTATCGTCAGCAAGGCCTATCCGTTCATGGCCTGCAACCTCGATGGCTTGACTGTGACGCCGCAAGGCCACCGCTCGGTCATCGACGCCAAGCACGTCGGGCGGGCGACCGAGCAGGAGATCCTGCGTTACACGCCGGCCGGGGTGTGGCAGGCAACGTGCGCCGAAACCGACTGGTGGGGACTCTCGTGGATCGTCGGCAACAAGTGGGAAGAGCCGACCTTTCAGGAGGTCGACCCGCTCTATCAGGCGACGATGATTGCGCGGGCGACCGAGTGCTGGGGCTATATCGAGCGCAACGAGGAGCCGCCCGAGGCCGAGATCGCGCCGGTGCTGGCGCCTAAGCCGCAACCGCGGCTGCGCTCGATCGTGGTGCCGGTCGAGCAGAACGACGAGGTGTACCAGGCCCTCGTGAAGCAAAACAACTGGCTCAGCGAGGCCCGGAGGCTGATCTACGCCTTTGTCGGCACCCACGCGGCTGCGACGCACCATGCGATCGTCCGCGAAGACATCAAGAAGCTGGTGCCCGAGGATGTGGGCGAGCTGACGTGTGGCCGGTACCGCTACGCGCGCTCGAAGGCCGGCTCGGTGACGCAATCTTTGAAGCCGATGGAGAAAGACGATGAAACGCACGAGTGAAGGGCTGCGAGACATACTTTTCGCCGAGATCGAGCAGCTACAGGGGCCAAACGGCGACCCTCGACGTGCCCTGGCCGTCGCCAATGTGGCGAGACAGATCGTGAACACGGTCAGGGTGGAACTCGATTACGCCAAACAAGTGATCGAACTGCGGGAGCGCGGTGGCGATGTAAATCTCGGCACCCTGGCGCTGGGCCAATCATTGGCTGCGCGATCTGCGGGAAAGCGTGCAACGGCACGTTCCTCCGGCACACATCAAGAGCCTGCTGCTCGATGATTGCGGCGCCATCAGTTCCGAAGGCGCCGAACGGCGGCCCTGCGCTGTGCCACTTCTGTCAGCGGCGAGTATGGTTTAGCCGTGGCTTTGAAGAAATGCTTTTGAGACAGGTTTCTCTATCTGTCGCACAGTATTATTATAGGAGAAAAGCAAATGCCGGCCCTCAGGAGTAGCAATCTCGCCTCCGCCGACTACAGCGCGGAAACCCAGGCACTCGTCATCACATTCAAGTCCGGCGGGCGCTACACCTATAGCGACGTGCCCGAGACGGTTTACGAGGGTCTCTTGTCCGCCCCCTCGCCCGGCCGCTACTTTGCCGAGGCGATCAGGGATGCTTTCTCTTTCGTGAAAGGCTAGGGGCGATGGACGATCAGCGGGGTATCTATGACCCGGCGACGGGTGAAATCGTGGAGATGGGGCGGGCCGGCGTGCCGAGCGTCGTGCGGCCGGCGCCGATCGTATTTACCCCGGAGCAGGTTGACCTCATCAAGCGAACGATTTGTGTCGGTGGGACCAACGACGAGCTGACGCTGTTCCTGCACCAGTGCAAGCGCACCGGCCTTGACCCGTTCGCCCGGCAGATTTACGCGATCAAGCGTTGGGACAATGTTCGGGGTCGCGAGGTCATGGGCATTCAGACCTCGATTGACGGCTTCCGGCTGATCGCCGAGCGCACCGGACATTACGCCGGACAACTTGGCCCGTTCTGGTGTGCGTCGGATGGCGTCTGGCACGATGTCTGGATTACAGATGCCCCTCCAGTTGCGGCGAAGGTTGCGGCGCTGCGCGACGACTTCAAGGAACCGTGCTGGGGGGTGGCCCGCTTCGCTGCTTACGTGCAAAGGAAGAAGGGCGGGGAACCGACTGCATTCTGGTCAAAAATGGGCGATAGCCAAATAGCGAAGTGCGCCGAGGCGCTGGCGCTGCGCCGCGCCTTTCCGCAGGAGCTGTCGGGCCTCTACACCGCCGACGAGATGGCCCAGGCCGATCAGCCGCGCGATATGTCCCATACCGGACTTATTCAGCCCCCCGACGGTAGAGAGGGGGACCCATTCCGAAGCGGCGATGCTTTACAAGATGAGGCGGACTTTCGAGGGAAGACAACAAATCGCGCGGAGATCGCCACAGGAGCCCGCCAGACGCAGGGAAGCCCATCGGGGGGCGCGTCACGCGGACGCCAGCAGGCCGCCCCAGCGCCCTCCGAGGCGAAGCAGGAGGCAACGAAGCGGTGGAAGGAGATGCGGAACGAGATCGACGCCTGCACGACCATCCCCGCGCCCCAGGGCCTCGACGGTCTCAGAGGGTGCCCAGCGTGGGCCGCTCTCGACAAGGTTCTGCGCGAGGCCGAACCTGCCGATGTGGCGGATCACGCAATGCAGCAACTGATCGATCGCATCGAGAGCCGGCGGCAGATGCTGCTCGGCACGGAAGAGGAGGTAGAATACCGTGGCTGACACACCGAAGCTGCACGCCTATGCCGTGACCCTGAACTTCGGCGAGGGCGGGCCGCTGACTACGGCCGTCCTGCTCACCCCCGATGCGGCGAGCGCGAGCGCCCTGGCAATGCTCAATATGCTGCGGCAGGCGCCGAAGCCGATTACGGAAGACCTTCTGAGCGTGCTGGCCGTCGAGTTGCAGCCCGAGTTCCTGCGTCACCTGCTGCGCGCCGTCGAGGGCAGACTGCCGGCGAGCGGGACGGCCGATGTCCTCTCGCTGGTGCCGGACGGGGCGCAGTTGCCCGAGAGCATCCATCCCGGGCCGCAAACAGGCGAAACAGGCCTAAAGAATCCTTGGCCTGGTCTTGACCCATACAAATCAGCCGAGTCGCAGGGCTTCGGCCGCCGCCTGTGGTTCGAGCCGCAAGAGCCCGAGCCGCCGGGGGCCGCGTGATGCGTCCGCTTCCTTGGCTCTTGGTCGAACCGCATCGTTTCCAGGCGCCGCCGGTTTATGTGAGCAACTACGGTGATGGTTTTGGCGCCTTTTAATTGCCAACGATGCGAGCGAGGATAGTTTGTGGTGGGAACACGTCTCCGTCTCTCTGGCGAACCGCTGCCCTAACTGGTTCGAGATGGATTTCGTC